ATTAGCTACGCACGGGTGGACTATCAATGCACATGCAAGACCTGCACCAGGTATAGATAGGATATTCCCAACTATAGGTAATCTTCATATTGAAAAAGGTTTTAAATGGTTTGAGTATTTTCAGGGTTTAGTTTTTAGAATTAAACAAAAAGCAGATGAAAAAAATATTGGTATGAATTACAACATCGAGAGAATATTTATTAATGCTACATTTTCTGATTCAATAACAAAACTGCATTCGGATAATGATGGAGAAAGACCTGTCCATAGTTTACTGGTATTTCTAACACCAGTTTGGCAAGATTCTTGGTTAGGTAGTTTCAAAGTCGATGGAGAAGAATATAAATTTAAACCAGGTAATGTTGTGTACTTTGGTTCAAATGAATTTCATGTTGGAGATGTTCCAATTAAAGGATGTCCTTGGATAAGATTAACAGCAAATATTGTTTTGGGTTAAGCGTTTTCTTTAAAACGTTCTTGTAGTTCTGTAGTTACACCGTCTATTTCTATATTTAATTCTGGAGTAAACCTGATGTTTTTTGGTTCAGTACTTGCATGATCTTGTGGTATGTCTCTTAGTTTTTTTCTAAACGCAATTAAATGTTCTTTCTCTCCTGCTTGGTAAGGAAAATCTTTAGCAGTAATGTATTGATCTAAATATCTTATAAATGCATTTCTTTCAGATCTTACTCTATCCCAATTATCATACCCATCTCTTTCATAGTATGGCAAAGCATTAATTCTTTGTTCTTCAATATAATCTGCTTCAGCATGGTCTATGAAAGCTTGAAAATTATTAGGAATAGACGTTAGCACTTCGTGTGGTGTGCCATTATCTAAATATTCAATTTCACCTGAATTTGTTTCAGTGTTAAATCTAAAAACATTTATATCTGCACTTGGAGCTGGAGTATAGTCGGGAAATCTCTTTGTACGATCATCTATCGTTACTGCCATGTCAGGTACACAAATTTGATATTTAGTCATATTAAGTTTTAATTATAAAATAAGTTTCTACAAAAGGTTGTTTAGGATCTAAAGTACCTGGTGAAGTATTATGGTTATGGGAGTTACCACTACCTGCTCCTCCCCAAGTGTAGTTTCCTTGGTACCTCATACTATTACTGTTATTACCAAATCCAATTCCATCACCTCCTCTTTTTGGAGCTCCTGTGTGATTGTGACTTGGAATGGTATTTTGCGATAAAGATGTGTTTGCCATCGATACTGAGCAAGTTTGTGAATTTGCACCTGCGTTTGTACCTAGGTTTCCTGATTTACATTGAGGAACTTTGTCTTTTATGTCTGGTACGTTGAATGTAGTTGAGCCATTTCCAGATCCGTAAGTTGTTCCAATAACAGCAAAAAGTGCAGAGTATGTTGATCTTGATACCGCACTACCATCACAATCTAAATATCCAGTAGGCACACTAGAAGAAGGCCAAGGTATAATTGTACCAGTATCTACAAGTACAATCCCTGTAAGATTTGCACCGTCAAAATCATATTTTGTTGCTTCATATGTTGCCATTTGTTTTCCTTATCTTAAGCAGGTAAACCTATAATAACACTTTTAGATCCATCTGCTGCTTCTAAAATTACATCACCTTCATAAAAAGTAATATTTTTTGGTTCCTCGCTTGAATAATCTGCCGGTAAATTTCTTAAGTTAGTTCTGTAAGTTAAATATTCTGCTTTTTTCTCATCAGATAAAGGTGAATCTTCTGCTTGTGACCAATCACTATCTCTTAAATATTGATCTCTCATTCCTCTCACTCTATCCCAACTATTAAACTCTGCTGCCTCTTGGTCAAGAATAGCTTGTTTTTCAGCTGCGTGTGCATCAATGAAAACTTGAACATCTGATAACTCACATGGAGTGTGAGGTGTTCCATCATTATATTCAATTTCACTTAAATTTGGTTTTTCGCTATCGTATTGATACGCATGAATATTTGCAGGTACAGAATTCCAACAAGATTGACCAGTCATGTTAGAGTAGCCGTCTCCGTCTACTACTACTGTTTTATCTTCTACTATTACTGATACCTTCATTTTTTCTCCTAAGTTTTAATTACATAGTTTATATCAATAGTCGGCTGTAGTAAAGACACACTCGCAGAACTTGCAGAGTGACTGTGAGAGCCTCCTCCACCAGTGTTATTTCCACTTTGTGTGCTTGTCGTAGGGCATTGGTTTCCGTTAGACCCCGTATTTCTATTAGATGAAGAAACTGTTACGTGAGCGTGACTCGGTAACGTACTATTACTAATAGTGGTATTTCCAGCATTAACACCTGAAATATTAGACGTGTTTGCTCCACCTGTGCTTGCTAAAGCTTTTCCATTTGATTTACCAACCACAATTTTATCAGACAGATTTGGAACATTAAAAGTTGTTGAACCATTTCCTGAGCCGTAAGTCGTGCTTATTACTGCAAACAATGCAGAATAAGTAGATCTTGAAACTGCAGCTCCATCGCAATTTAAATAACCTGTTGGGGCACTTGCAGTTGGCCAAGGTATAATACTTCCAGTATCAACTCCAACTAGACCTGAAATATTTGATCCATCGTAATCGTATCTAGATGCTTCATATGTTGCCATTTTTTATCCTATGTCTTAATTATAAAGTTTAAAGCTATGTAAGGTTGTAAAACTGTTACTGCATTCCCACCGTTTAAGTTGTGTGAGTGTGCACTTCCACTACCTGTACTACTTGAGTTTCTGTTTGCTGAAGTTCTTCTTGCTCTGTTTCCATTTCCACTGTTAAGAGTGTAGTCAGCATTGTCTCCAATAGAGCCCACTGAGTGAGTATGGTTACCCATTTGAGAAGTAGTAATGGTATGGTTAGCTAAGTTTCCCGAGTTAGCTGAAACTGTGTTTGCTCCTCCAGTTGTTCCAACGTTTGAGTTATTACTTACGGATTTAATGTTTCTATCCTGAGAATCAGGTACATTAAAAGTAGATGCACCATCACCTGAACCATAACTAGTTCCAATCACTGCGAATAATGCAGAATACGTACTTCTTGATACTGCTGCTCCATCACATGCAAGATAACCTGTTGGAGCTGAGTTAGTTGACCAAGGTATGATTGTGCCAGTAGATAGACCTTGAATGCCTGTAATAGCAGCACCATCGAAGTCGTATTTTGTAGCTTCGTATGTTGCCATCTATTATTTCTCCGTATAAGTCCACCCTACGTCTGAACCTGAATAAACAAGTCCAAAAGATGCACCCTCTGTGTTTACCACTAAATCTGCTGATGCATTTACAATTTTAGAACTATTCCTTCCAACAGTTAATGCATTTGAATCGAAAGTAAATCTTGAATCTGCAAAATGCACTTCATCTCCATTAGCTGGTGAAGCGGGGAGTGTGATTGTTACAGCACCGCCATTTGTATCTACAAAAAGTTTTGCTCCTGCTTGAACAGTTTCTGCTGCAGTAACAGTTCTCCATTTTCTGTATTCGTTTGCTTTTTCAACATTAGTTCCATCTGCGTAAAGAACATAGCAATTACCTTCACAAAGTAAAATTCCTGTTCCACCTACTGTTTTGAAAGTTAGTGTGTAACCTGCGTGGTCAGTTCCATCAATTACATTATAAACTTTTTCAATACTATTCGGCACAGTAACTGTTCTGTTAGCAGCTAAAGTTCCAGTTAATTTTAAAGTAGCGTTTCTTGCGTTTGAAATAGTTCCATCTGTCATTGCAAGAGCTACATCAGATGATGCAACATCAATTGCTTGATATCCTGCAATAGCTTGCTGAACTAAATTTAAATTAGTATTTGTTTTTGTTCCCCAAGTACCGGCATTTTCACCAGTAGCCATCAATTCTATTTTTAGATCACTAGAATATGTTGATGCCATAAAAATTCTCCTTAATTACTTTGATTATACATTTATTAAGCAGCCAAATCAACTGTAGTCCAAGTATTATTGACACCAAGGTCAACCTCTTGCCATGGTGTTATATTAGGGCTGCCTACTGAACTTGTCAAGGATATGCCTGTTGGGAAAGCATTTGCGTTAGATTGCGTGCCTTCTTCTCCTAATGACATAGTCATTGCAATACCTGAAACACCTACTAATACTTGAGGTAACTGCGTAATTGTGCCGATACTTGTTGTTAATGACTGTCCTGAAACAGCTTCAGTGGTTGTTTGTACTAATGATTGATTTCCAAGTGATAAACTTAAAGCAGTGCCTGTAACAGGTACATCTTGTCTTGTACCAGCTATAACAGAACCTGTGGACATTGCTAATGCCTGCCCTGTGGCTGTCTCATTTGTTGTTTGTACTAGACTCTGCGTTCCTATTGCAGAAGTCATTGTGTGTTCAGAAACTGTAATTGATAAATCAGCATCTGCAGTTACTGAGTAGACTCCAAAAGTCATTGAAAGTGCTAGTCCTGAAACTGAGAAAGTAACATCAGTAGTTACAGTTTCGTTTCCTATAGATGAAGTTAAAGCAAGACCTGCAGTATTTATTGCAGAATAATTTACACCCCAACCTAAGTTTCCATAAGTATCTCTTCCCCATCCTTCACCAATTAAGAATGTTGGATCAACAGTTGTTTGTCCTGCTGACATTGTAGATGCAATACCTGTTATTGGTACACCAATTCCAATAGTGTCAGTGCCCATTGAGAATGTTAATAAACCAGCAGTTGTAACAGCCTCCGTATGTGAAGTACCAGAAATATCTTCACCTTGAAAAATAGTTAAAGAAGAACCTGTTACAGATACGTCTGCGTTTGCTGTAACACTTTCAGATCCAATAGCTGTTGTTAATGACTGTCCAGTTAGTAGTAAAAATGGTTGTAATGATCCCCAAGCATTTATATTCCAAGCATCTCCACCCCAACCAATTTCAATAATACCTTCTGCAGTTACAGAACCAATAGATGATGCTAGTTGACCTGCACTTGATAGTCCTACAATATCTCCAGTTCCTGCAACTACTGAGCTTACCGATAAACTCGCAGATTGACCTGTTACTGCTTCTTCATGTAAAGAAAAACCAAGAGCATTTCCAGCAGAAGATGTAAGTGCAATTCCTGAAACTGTTACGTTAGCATCTGCATCGAATGATTCATTACCAATAGCACTAGTTAATGCAGTACCTGTTACTGCAGCATTTACAAATCCTTGTTGTCCCCACAATCCTTCAGACCAATCTAATGCACCCCAAGTAGTTGATGTAACATCAAAAATTCCACCCATACCGGAACCATGTACATAACATAGATAAAAAAAGTCTGTATTAGATGACGGAGTTATTTCAACATATCTCGTAGTTGCAGCATTAAAAGTGGTTGTGTTCGTGTAACCTGCTTGGTTACTTGAGCCATCAAGGTAATAAGTAACTCCAGAAGAAATTATGTTTGATGTGTTTGTGTCAGTAGAAAAAATTAATGGGTGATTATCATTAGATGAATCACTTTGTTCAAATCTTATTGTTCCGCCTTGAACAAAACTTACAGTGCCGGGTCCAGTGGAATTTCTTGCACCATCAAGGTAAAAAACATTACCCGTTCCACCACCATATAGGTTTCCTGAAGCTACGGTTACAGTATAAGTTAAATCCGCCATAGCTTCAGGACCTTAAATTACGCTATTCTTAATATAGCAGCCGAAGTTGTGAACGCAGGGAACTGAATTGTAAAAGTTCCAGACGTTGCAGTTTTATCTCCGCCAAAATCTAATACAGCTACTGCATCAGTAGTGCTCGAACCACCAGCAGTTGTTGTATTGTAAATTAAAGCACCTCTTGCTGTCAAAGTTACTCCAACAAAAGACAGATCAGAAAAATCTGTGATAGCTGTGTTTGTTGCTAAAGATGTGCCCGTATTTACCAAAGCTTTTCCTCCAGCAGTGTAACCAGATGGAGAAGTTACTTCAGTGTTTGATCCACCACCTGGATTTGTTGCGTATCCAACTGTTGATTTTCCTAAAGTTGCTCCGTTAGTAAACATTGCAAGTTTGTAAGTGCTTCCGTTAGGAGCTGCTTGAAATTTGTGAGCTCCTTCTAACAATTCTTTTTTGAAAGAATTGCATATTGCGTTAGTTGTTATTGCCATTATGGCCTCCTTTTTAAATTTAATTGTTTGGAGATGGTGATGGTACTTTTATTCTTGGTACTCCATCGTCATACTCCGCACGTCTTCTTCTACCCATTTGCTGTAGGGCAAAATTTTGTAATTCTTCATTATACTTACCTTTATACAGGTTGTATAGATTGTCGGGCCCTTTTAAAAAACTATATGCCTCAGTTAGGACACCATGTAACAACATTGATTCTTGATATTTAGCTAAAAACGTTTGGTTAGTCGAAGTAAATTCAGGTGGATCTTTAATGTAATTTATTTGTACTGTATCTGCTGCAGCTGGCACAGGAGCTACTATAATATTAAAAGCATCATAATTAGCAAAATATTTAGGCGTTCCTTGTGTTCCTGCTCCGTTAAACTCAGATATAAAACTTGAATCTCTTTTTTCTAAAAAAGTTCTGACCCCTCCAGATGTAAGATGTTCGACAGATCTTAATATAAGAACATCAGAGGGCATAGAAACAGCTCTGTTTCCAGCTGTAAAGGTTGATGTTGCATATTTTCTAGTGTCATCATAGTCTACTTTTCCTGCAATATCTAATTCCACGCTTCTTATAAATTCTTGAATAATTGAATCAGATAATACAGAACTACCTACCTCTGTATAATCTCGTACTTGTGTTAAAAATGCTGAATGTGATATTGCCATTATGTTATATTAACCTCGACTTTCCCTACTGCTAAATTAGCTTGTCTTCTTATGTTTTGTATTGATGGGTCTTCAGGTATCATAGACTGCATTATTGTTGTTACATCATTTCTTACTATTTTAAATTCTTGTGTTCTGAATGCAAATTGCCCAGGTAAACTTAAATTTGCAACACAAACTGATGCACCTCCAGAACTAGTAATTGTAGCATCGCTTGTATTATTATTTATAAAAGGCTGTATTGGTTGTTGAAATTTCATTACTCTAGGGTTTTGTAAAGCGATAGCATCTGCAGTAACTCTTCTTCTTCTAATTTGTGGTTGTTTAGGTTCAAACTCTGAATAATGAACAAGAGAACCATTCCATTCTTTTACCATTTCTGAATATGGATATTCCATACCTGATCTATCAGATATAGCTTTTGAGTGTCTACCTGTTGCGTACTTAGCCATTATGCTCCTGATCCGTTAGGGTAAAAAGATTGTGGTGTAATAAATGTAGAAGTTCTTTGACCATCTTCATCAAGTGCTCTTTTAAATTCATCTTCATAAATTAATTTATT